CCTGGCTCGCAACACCACGTTCCTTCTGGATGATTTCCAGGAGCACTTCAGCACCCGCGAGAAGGTTGGTATCGAGCACGGCAAGAAGATCGGCAAGTTCTTCGACGAAGCCTTCATCATCCAGGCCATCAAGTGCGCCCTGCTCGACGCTACCGGCCTCCCGGCTGGCTGGGTAGGCGGCACCAAGAAAGAACTCGCTGGCGCGAATGACGAGCTGGACGCTACCAAGCTCCAGAAGGGCATCGAAGATGTCTGTCAGGCCATCGAAGAGAAAGACATCGACCTTGATGGCGGTGTCATCCTCGTGAAGCCTGCCCAGTACTACGCTCTGCTGCGGAACGACAAGCTCGTGAACTCCCAGTACAGCCTGGGTAACGGCGACTACGCTACCGGCGAAGTCCTGAAGTCCTGTGGCCTCCCGGTCATGAAGACCAACCGCATCCCGTCTGCCGCGATCTCTGGGCACTTCCTGTCGAATGCCGGGAACAGCAACGCCTATGACATCGCTGACGGCGAGGGCGTTGACGTTGTTGCCATCGTCATGCTGCCGAAGGCTCTGCTGGCTGGCGAAACCATCCCCCTGGCCTCGAACGTCTACTACGTGGACAAAGAGCTTCAGTGGTACATCGACAGCTACCTTGCTTTCGCTGTTACCCCGAACCGCCCGGATAACTGTGGCGTACTCTTGAAGTACCGCGCCTAGTAGTACCGCGCCTAACGGCGTGACGTAATACCCACTGGGGAGTTCAGCTTAATTGCTGGACTCCCCTTTTTTTTGGAGGTTCCATGACGCTGCTTGAAAGCATTAACTCTGTACTAGCTGCGCTCGGGCAGCGCCCTGTCACCGACCCTGATAGTTCACACCCGTCCGTCATTGCAGCTAGAGCGAGAATCGAACGTGTATCGAAGAAGCTCCAGTCCTCTGGGCACTGGTTCAATACGAACACCAACGACACACTCGCTGCTGATGTTGATGGGAAGGTGCTGCTTCCCGAGAACACCCTCTCCGCTGTGCCCACAGATGCTCGCCTTGAGTACACACAGCGTGGGCGCTACCTGTATGACAACGTTAACAACACCTTTGTCATCGGCGCGTCCGTAAGCTGCACCCTGATTCTCCTGCTGGACTTCAGTGACCTTCCTGAGCCAGCGGCGTGGTACATCACCTGCACCGCCATTCGTGACGAGCAGGTGGATAAGGTAGGAGACGCCCAGAAGGACCAGAAGCTCGCCCAGGATGTATTCGTGGCGCGCTCTGATTTCCAAGCTGATAACATCAAGAAGATGAACCTGAATGCTATGAACTCCCCGCAGGCCCAGCGACTGCTGCGCGGTGTGCGAGGTTCCTATGCAGGCTAATGGAAGCACCGGGGGCTTGCTGCAAGGCGTGTCTCAGCAACCAGTTAATGTGCGCCAGCCGGGGCAGTGCACGGAGCAGATCAATGCTGTATCCGATGTAGTGCAGGGATGGAAGCGTAGACCGCCTACGGATTACATTGCACAACTCTTTGCAGATGCGCCCGAGAACATAAAGTGGTCGTTCTACGACACAGGAACTGAGCACTACATCCTGTGCTTCGTGGATGGGGAAGTGCGCGTATTTGACCTAGCCGGAAATCAGAAAACGGTTACTAATTCAGGACTTCATTCGTATCTGGACACAGCTAGCCCGGACACGAGTATCAGCACCATTACCATCGGAGACTATACTATAGTCGCTAATTCCGAGGTACTCCCTAGTTTAACCGCAGACAAAACACTTATCAGCAATACCACAATAGTAGTAGTTCGTGCAGGAGAGTATGGTAGGACGTACCGCATAGAGATAGATGGAGTAGCGCGCGCAACGTACACAACCCCAGCGGGGGATACTCCTGCTTCTCAGGCATCTCAGACAGGGGCCGAGTACATCGCATCACGCTTACAAACGTCCTTCACGAGCCTCGCTCCAGGGGCATTGCGGCAGACAGTAATACTTCCGGGTTCCCAGAACAATATGCCAGCGGAGTTAGTTGTGCACCTCCTTGGCGTGCCACTAGCAACCCCGGTGGTAACTGTGAACGGGGTAGCCAAAACAGTAACACTGGACACAGGGGATGTGGGATTTCCTATCTGGTTCTTCGCGCCGAACCCGGAGTGCTTCTTTACTACTAAAGACAGTGCCGATCTACTCGCACTAAACCAAGAGTTCTACGGACCACGCCTTCATCTGTACAATCCCTTGCTAACTCCTACAGAGTGGATTATTGACTATTCAGTAGCGGGGTTCTACAGCGAGGCGGTAATTTGTGCACGCTACGGGAACACACTTCTGTTTAGTCGCGCTGGAGAAGTTCCGTTTAATCTTGTGGTATCCGATGACAAGAACAACACTCTCGCCTACGCTATCAGAGATTCTACAGACAAGGTAGCAAGTCTTCCTCAATTTACCTATAACGCGCATGTAGTAAAAATATCTGGGGCAACCACCGGAGACGATGATGCGTACTACAAGTTTACATCTAGCGGTGCATTTGGGTCTTTAGGTTCTTGGGTGGAGACGGCTGCACCAGGATTAGCTAACACCCTTGATGCGAACACGCTGCCACACGCGCTTATTCGCCTTCCGTCGGGTAGTTTCTACTTCGGGCCTATAGACGGAAGTACGCAGGGAGGAATCGAGATTGAACGCTGGCTACGAAGAGACGCAGGAGACTCGGTGCTAAATCCCAACCCTGCTTTCATAGGTGCGCCTATACGAGGTCTTGGGACGTACCAGAACCGCCTCGTAATTCTAGCAGGCGAGTCCCTTAACATGTCCAGAACAAACAGCTTCTTTAGCTTCTGGCGTGAGACAGCATCTGCGTTGCTTGATACAGACCCAATCAGCATCCAGAGTACGTATGGTGAGTACAGCCCGCTTGTGTACGCTATGCAGCACAACCGTTCCCTAGTGTTACTAAGTAACCGGGTGCAGTTTATTGTTAAGGGCACTAGCGGGGTTACTCCTAAGAACGCAGCAATTGAAGTAAGCACCGCGTTTGAAGTAGACCTGCTTTCACCCCCAGTAGTCACCGGAGAAAACCTGTTCTTCGGCATACAGAAGGGAACCTACGCCGGACTTCGAGAGCTATTCACACAGTCGGACATCGACTCGAACACCACGCGCCCAGTTACCGATCACATCGAGAGGTACATGCCTGGGCGCGTCCGTAGCATGGCGAGTTCCGCGAACCTCGACACACTGGTAGTAAACACGGCACCGGCTACAAACTTCCTGTACGTCTACAAGTACCTATGGCAGGGAGCCGAGCGTGTGCAGAGCGCGTGGAGCAAGTGGCAGTTCCCAGGCGAGTGGGATGTCGTGTACACGTTCTTCAATGACGCCTACCTGTACATAGTTTATCAGGATACAGGCGGAACGCATCTTACGCGCATGGACATGACGGACCTTCCACTGCTCGGCCTCACCCACAACCTGTACCTGGATGCGCGCTTGCAGGTAACTCCAACAGCGGGTGCAGTAACGCTGCCTTATGCTGAGTACGGCGATGTTGTAGTAGTCGCTGGCCCGGATGCAGCAGACCCTGGGCGCGTCGTGCAGGTACTTGACAGCACTGCCGGCGTGCTCGCCCTTGACTGGGACGAAGAGGGTTCCGTTGTTGTTGGCAAGGCAATGCGCACATCGTATATCCCCACGATAGCTGGTGTGAAGGACAGCCAGGGCCGGTACATGGCCAATGCTGAACTTGTGCTCGGGGAACTCCTGGTCCACTACAGGAACTCCGGCGGCTTTGTCGGTAAGCTCAGCAGCCCTTTCTACGATGATGTGGAGGTTGTTGCTGACCGCAGCGCAGGGGAACTTAGCAGCGAGCTGGCAGGAAACGGGGAGGACTCGGATGTTTTCAGGATGCCCGTCTACATGAAGGCGGATAAGAACCTTACGGTTGAGTTCTACACAGATGGCGTGCTCCCTTGGAACATGCTTGACATTGAGTGGGTTGGTCAGTACACTCGGAAAGGATGGCGTGCCTGATGTACGCACAAGCAATAAGTCAGATCGGTGTTGGGGCTTCCTCGCACATAGCGGCTAAGAAGACCAACAAGTACAACAAGCGTTTGCAGGAGTACAACAACCTCCAGGTGCTTGTCGGAGCGCGCCATGCTCAGGAGGTAAATGCTGAGAACAGCCGCGCTGCCCTTGATGCTTCTGTAGAGCGTTCGCTGGAGATCGAAACGAACAGTAGGGTATCCCTAGCCTCAGCTGAGGTAATGGCTGCTGCTACTGGCACCACAGGGCACTCTGTCGATGCAGTAATGGGAGACATCCGGCGCAATGCTGCGAAGGCTCAGATGAACAGAGAGAACGCCCTGGTTACGCAGATG